AGCCGCTAACATACGGGAATAACGGAACTTCATTATCTGTACTCCTTTACACGAAACTAATCATCTATGTGTCATAATTACATAAATATTTATATATATTTTACAGGATTCTATAGGCAAAGTCAATTTTTTCGATACCCTACTACCTTTATAAAACATAGATAAAATCTGATTAAATGATAAAATCTGATTAAATTCATATTCATTGTGCACAATCAAAGCGATAAAAATTATTGACTTTTATATTTTTTTGTGTACAAAAAAATGCTAGAAGCATAGAACTATTATTAAGCATTCTATACTACTAGCATATATATTCAATATGGTGGAGATGAGGGTACTACGCCTTATAAATATAGTATATATCTATATTAATAGGATGTGTACTTCTCGAGGGGAAAGCAAAGGGGAAACTAAATTAAAGACTATTTATATCTAGCATTATAGTCTTCTTTAATCCATTTTAGATACTCGCCAAATGCATAGAAAGTTTTATATATAGCATATTTTTTCATATACTCATCAATATCTATCATTGCATGCGTAACAGTATAGAGACAAGAATCGTTAACTTGTTTTACTGTATGCGTTATATACTTATTATAACACTTATAGTTATCATTAATAGCATTAGCCCAATTTGTATAAGTTTCAACCAAAGAAGCGTCTTTTATTAAAAAACTGTATGATGCTATCAAAGTATACTCCCTTTTAGGAGCTATCTTACCAGTTTTGTCGTAAAACATATATATACTTCCGAGTTCTTTTGTTTTATTGTCATATCGAATTGTGAAGCCATCATATTCAGAATCCCATTCAATATCGAATCCATTATCTAAAAATTGTATATAGCCTTCAAATAAGAGGTCTCTTAATTCTCGATATCTTTTATTTCTACTTTCATAATCTGGTCGTTTGCGCTTAGGATCCCTATTTTCCATATCACGCTTATAAGACTTCCATATCGCCCATGTCAAAAGAATGATTATTACAGTAAGTACAATAGATTGCACTGGAATATACATTTTCTTGCTCCCTTCTTAAACTACAATACAATTTCATATTATATTCATGATAGCACAATGAAGACAAAAAGAAAAGCCCCGGCTATTGAGCCAGGGCCTAATTAATTATAGTTCTCTAATTTTCTTTTGGATACTATTAACGATACTATTAACACTATTATTTAATACAGTGATATAGATACGGTTACGGATCTTAACCCAATAAGAAGTCGTCGTTTTAATTTCGTCTTCCAAAGGCTTAATAACGCTAGCAATTTCTGCTTCGACTAAAGACTGAATATCGTCGAATTTAAGACCTTTTAATACGTTAAGAGCATTTACTTTCGCTAATTCGACCGCATCGTTAACAATCTTTTTACTTAAATCATTCATTATTTAAATCTCCTTCATAAACATAGCTAAAGCTTCTTGTTTTTCAGCATCCATACGATCGTACACACCTTGTCTTACATCGTAGCTTAATCGTGGACTAATCCATTCGTCGCTTTTATTAGACTCGTAGATACCGACGATTAAGTCATAATCAAAACGTAAAGCATCGACCCAGGATAAATTCCATTCTTCAGAATAACCAGGTACATATCTTAATGCTTCGTTAAATAAATCGGCTACGTTACCCGGGCCATACTGCACTGCTCTAGACCAGATCACGTCTTTTAAAGCGTTAGAATGGTTATCGGCATGGAAACCTTCGTTCGCTAAATAACGACATGCCTTATCGTAGTATTCAGATTTAATGTAATCGTGTTGCATTTGCAAGAAACCATTACAATCAGCTTCTGCGAGACATCTCCACTGATCGATGAAAGCATCGCTATTCACGTCATACTGATTTAAACTATTCGCATAATCAGTATAAAATCCGCCTTGATTCATGCCCCATTCAATGAAAGCATCAACACTACCCGCGTTACTTGCTAGTTGGTATGCACCGTAACTAATACCGCCTAAATCACCGGCCCCAGAGCTAACACATCCAGGGTTACCGTTAGATTCGTAAGATGCACTTAAATCGCCTAATGCCATTTGTCTTCTCCTTTACGTATAACTGCGGCTCCACCTATGAAGCCGACTAGACCGGAAGCTATATTCGTCGATAATTCTGTTCTGTCGTACAATATCGACATAATTAACGCTATAACGAGACCGCCGACAGCCAGAATTTGGACGATAGCTTGAAGTTTATCGTTGTTTATCATGTAAACCTCGTATTATAAAAGGAGCCCCATATAAAGGCTCCTTTATTTAAACTTTATTTAATTCGATCTCGTAAGGCTTCAAGTTTATCGGATAGAGTATCGATACGTGTATGACTTAATTTAGTAGATTCCTCTACGATAGCTACACGCCGATCGAGCATACGTCTATCCTCTCTCGAAGCCTCAATCTGTTTTTGGATTTCTTGGTATTGTAAATCGATATTCTCGAGGACCGCTAACGTCTTTTTCTCGAAAACCTTACGATCGGCTTGACTCTCTTCGATACTATGGATAGCCTTAAGAAAACCACCGATTAACGTAGCGATACCGACAAACGACATAATAATTTCTGATGTTGTCATAGAGTCTCCTTATTTAAAACTAAATTCATGATATTATGCCTCCGGAGTACCGTTAGCTGCTAGTACTTGTTTTCTAAAAGTACTTATATCAGAAGCGTTATTAATAGCTTGTTGTACTGAATTAGTAAAACTGATGTAGAGCTCGACCGGTTTATCGTATTGAGGATATAAATTTTCAAGTCTACCATTATTTGTAACTTTTCTAATTTTATAGGGATATACTTCGATATTTTTCTTACGGGTACCGTCATTAGTATAAATATAGTTGACACCGACAAAAACAAGTTGGCCAATGCTGTTATCATAAAAATAGTGAGCGTAGCTTCCCATAGGTAAGTTATTATAGAATTCATCAGCTTTATTAACAAAAATATTGTCTTTTGAAACACTTAGTCTCATCGGTTCAAGAGCTATCTTAATAACGTCTTTATCGGACTTCGCAAAACCAGCTGGATTTATAGTCTGATATTTAGCCGCACTAAATAAAATAGAAGAATCAATCGATATTAGAGGTATCGTTAATTGTGTTCCATGTATGTCAACATTAATACTTTGTGTTTGCATACCAGAATTTAATACGTCGACAATGTTAGATAATGTATAATAAGAATCTTTTCTTTGAAGGCTATTAGCTTTAACATATAAGGAAAAACAATCGGCAGTCGGTCTATTAAGATAGGACTTTAAAAAACTAAATTCATTAATATTATCGAAGGAAATAATCGTATTGTCACGAAGCACTATTTTGTAGTTGTCGTTCTGAGGAGACAGTGGGTAATCAACGATATAGTCAGTAGCATAATGACGACATATAGTTTCTTTATCGTTAAAATAAGTGCCGTTCATAATGTATCGATAGTCATTATAATGAATGCTTCTAACATCTTTGTCTTTTTTAGCTCCGAAGCCCATTTCTATGACATTATAAGTATCTCCTCGATTAATTTCTCTATTGTTAGTACGAATACATACGCCCTCGTTGCCGTTTTCATGACGGATTCTATTGATCATATACCAGTACGGTTCACTAGTACTAATCTTCTTAATTTCGTCGGCAAATTTGCTTAATTTACCTTCGGAGGCTACACCTTTAGCCGTAATAGCTTCTTTAATAGCTTGTTTTTTAGTCTGAATACTATTTACTTCATTAATTAAATCTTGTATTGCCATAGTATTCTCCTTAGTTATTAACGTTTCTTAATGCAGTTAAGAGTGAATTCATATCGTTATTATATTGACTAGTCGTCACATAATCGTTTAATGCTGTTTTAGGCGCGTACAGCTGGTCGGCCTTAAATTGGTTAAGTACTTCACGACCATTAAGATAGGCTACCGAAGGATATATCGTAAGAATAGGTTGGTTAGCTTTATTCTTAATAACGAGGTTGGTCGGATTAGACTCTAAGATATGGTTAGCTAAAGTAAGACCGGCTGTCTGGCTAATATTAATCGTACCGGTTACATTATTAGTACCAGATTTAGATACATAAGTATCGTTAGCTTGTGTAAGCGTTAAAGCGTTACCGACATCGGTTTTTTTAGCGTAAGTACTATTAGCATCGGTTTTAGATAAATATGTGCTATTAGCTGTAGCCGTCGTTACATAGTTAGATAAAGTAGAGTTTGCCGCGTAACTACTTAAATCTGTCTTCTTAGCATATGTACTAGCCGCATCTGTTTTATTTAAATAAGTAGTAGAGGCATTAGCTGTCGTTACATAATTATTTAAATTAGCAGTCGTAGCGTAACCATTAAGATCGGTCTTTTTAGCATATGTAGTATCAGCATCGGTTTTAGTTAGATAATTTTTTAATCCGTAGGTAACGAATTGCTTACTTGCGTAACTAGTTAACTCATCCTTAGTAGCATAAGAATTAAGTGCCGTTCTTAATGCATAGTCGCCGGCCGGAGCATATAACGTATTAGCCTTATCTTGTGTTAATAAAGACTTGTCGTTATGAGTAATAGTATCACCGTCGAAGGCAAACACGTTATTATTAGAGGCGTTTTTAAATAATATACGATTATTCTCGGATACAACGTTGTAGCCATTTAACTTAATAGGCGTATTATTAGTAAAAGTATACTGGCCGGTAAGAGTCGTATTCTCGGTTTTCTTAACGAATGGAGTAAGATCGATATTTTCAGCGGTACCAGGAGGGCCTTGAATACCTTGAGGGCCACGAGGGCCTGGATCCCCTTTGTCGCCTTTAGGACCTTTAAGATTGCCTAATCTAATTCTTGCCATTATTTAAATCTCCTTCCAGAAACCTACGATATCCAAAATGTAACGTTTATTGTTACCGGCAACACCCCAGCCTTTAATTTGTCTAGTATTAGGTTCTACATAGACACTATTATTACTAGCATCGACAGAAGTTTCTAATAGACGAGTCGGAACAGGAGCATCGTTAGGAAGCGTACATAACACGCCACCGTTGCCAGATCCATTTCCGGTTACTTTCATATCGAGATGAAGCTTACCGAAGCCACTTAATGCACTATATTCAAGATAACCGCGAATAGGACCAGGAGCACCGGCTTGAGCTATTCCCCATACGACATCGTATGTCTTAGTGGCAGCAGATGTAGTGTTCGGAGTAGCTGGTGAAGCTCCGTAGTTAATGTCGACAAATAAATCGCCATTATCTTCGAGAGTGAAAGCAAAATTAGGAGATAGACCTTGATCGCCACGTTCACCTTTCTCGCCTCGTTGACCTTGTAAGCCAATCGGACCTTGTAAGCCTTGTGGCCCCCTTAATGCTTCGAGCTGTGTTTGAGTGAAATCGCTATACGTAAATGCTCGACCGATCGGACCTTGTGGACCAGTCGGACCAGTTAAGCCTTGTTCACCCTGTGGGCCCTGTGGGCCACGTAAGCCAGTATCGCCTTTAGGACCTTTAAGACCTTGTAACTGAGCAGCTGTAAAATCGGTATATTTAAAAGCATCGCCTTTATCGCCTTTAGGGCCGACAGGACCTTGGATACCTTGAGCACCACTTAAGTCGATGAAGAATTTGAGACCGGACGCTTCTTTTAAATAAACTTTAGCGTTATCTTCGTCGTTAACGCGACTACTAATCATAACTAATTTATTTAACGGTATAAGATCGGCTTCGAGATTCATATCGGCTACTGAAGGATACGTTTTATAGATATCGAAACCTTCGCCACGATCACCTTTCTCACCACGATCACCTTTCGGGCCGGTTAAACCTTTAAGCTGTTCCGGTGTAAAGTCGGCATATGTGAAAGCTCGACCGATAGGACCAGTCTCACCCTTATCGCCCTTTTGGCCTTCTGGGCCAGTTAAACCCGGGATACCTTGAGGACCAGCTGGACCTCTTTCACCTTGAATACCACGTGGACCTTCTGGACCTTGTAAACCACGAGGACCTTGTGGACCTTCTGGGCCAACATCGCCTTTAGGGCCTTTAATAGATTCGAGCTGTTCTGTCGTAAAGTCACTAAATTTAAAAGCATCGCCTTTAGGGCCTTGTTCACCACGAGGACCGGTTTCGCCACGAGGACCAACTTCACCACGAATACCTTGTTCACCTTGTAAACCTTGAGGACCACGGATATTTAATACTTCGACTAATACTCCGTTATCCTTCATAAAGATATGTCCATCGGTAATAGCGACGAATTCATCTTCGAGAATATTATCGGCATCGGCATTCATTTTATCGATCGTAGAGTACGTATGACTTAACGTAAATGATTTACCGTCTTTACCTTGGATACCACGTGGACCTTGAGGCCCTTGAATACCTTGTGTACCCTGTACACCTTGTTCGCCTTTAGGACCTTGAGGGCCAATGTCACCTTTCGGACCAACATCGCCACGATCACCTTTAGGGCCAGGATTACCTTGTGGACCTTGAGGACCAGTATAACCAGTTTCACCACGAGGACCTTTAATCGTAGCTAGTTCTTCTGGGCTTAAGTCAGATAGCTTAAAAGTATCACCTTTATCGCCTTTAGCACCTTTTAACGATGTTAACCATTCATCGACGGTACCAGTGAAGCCTTCTTGTTTAGCGATTTCGTATGCCGATAAGCCTCGGATTTCCTTAAGGGCTTCTTTAGATAATACAATATTTTTATCGTGGCCTCGATTTAATTTAATCATTGACTGCACCCAGCTTTCATAGTGATATCACCGTAACAAACGACTTCATCTTTCTCGTTATGATCGAGACGAATATCGTAGTAGAATGTTTCCTCCATGATATTATCGTAGGAGAAGACGATAGTCGTGGTATCTTCACTGTTAAATAATAAGTCGACACAGTTAGTATCGGTATTAAATACTGGAGTTAACGTAAGTACGACGCCGCCTTGAGGATTATTACGACGTACCTTACAAGTCAACGTTCCTTCTTGATAGCGGATAATCTCCTTAGTACTATCATCTTCGACTTGAATATTAAAGACATGATCGTGTCCTTGATACACATCGAGATGTAGATAAGGGATGCCGCCGAATCTAATATTATTCATTATTTAACTCCTATAAGTGTTCTAAATCAGCTATACGTTTCTTAAGAACTTCAATATCTTTATCGTATTGTGCTTTAGAAACGTAATTAGCTAAATCTGCATTCTTAGCGAAAGACTGCCCCTCTATTTTGTTAACATAACGGCTAGCCGCATCACCAGGCGTTAATGCGTATTGACCAATCTCTGATTTCCTAACAAAAGCACCTAAATCACCTTTATAGGCAAACGTTTGAGCAGACCAGCCTTTTTGAGCATAATGGTTATTGGCATCATTTCTAGATAAATAATTATTTAACTCTTTTTTAGTAGCGTAAGCCGATAAATCGACGTTTCCACCACCAGTGCCGCCACCACTACCAGGAGGACCAGGAGGACCTTGAATACCAGGAGGACCAGCCGGACCGGGATCTCCTTTAGGACCTTTAAGTTGAGCTAATTGTTGAGGAGTAAAATCACTGAATTTAAATGGATCGCCTTTATCTCCCTTTGGACCAGCCGGACCAGGTTGCCCATCATTACCTTTAGGACCTTGTGGACCGATAGGGCCAGCCGGACCTACAGGGCCAACTTTACCGTCAGCACCTTTTAAGCCAGGAGTACCTTGTGGACCTTGTTCACCACGCTCTCCTTTAGGACCTGAAGGACCTACAGGACCGGGTTGTCCATCATTACCGCGAGGACCAGCCGGACCTTGCGGCCCGACTTTACCAGGATCACCTTTAACGCCTGGAATACCTTGTTCACCACGTTCTCCTTTAGGACCTTGTTCACCTTTCGGACCAGGTAAGCCATCGTTACCTTGCGGGCCAGCTGGGCCACGTTCACCAGTGTCTCCTTTTGAACCCGGTATACCTTGTGGACCCATAGGACCGGGATCACCTTTCGGTCCCGGTACAGATGTACCAGCAGTCGTTACTTTAAGAGAATCTAACTGTTCTTGAGTAAAGTCGTTAAATGTAAATGGATCGCCCTTGTCGCCCTTTTCACCAGGAGGACCTTGGATGCCTTGTGGACCTTGAGGACCAGGTAAGCCATCTTTACCTTTCGGACCCATAGGTCCGGCTATATATCCTGTACCGATTACGTTAGCGCTAGCTGGGATCGTAACATCGACTACCTTAGGAGTTGTCGGTTCGATCGTAATAACTTCTAATTTATTATCCATATTAATCTCCTAGTGCATACTGACGTCGGGAACGAATGTAATAGAGCCCATCATGATTTTATAAGTGTAAGTTCTACCCATAAGGAAGATATCGTAACGACCTTGCTTTACTCCTCTCGGGATCTTAAGACTAAGGGCAGATTTAACGTTTAAATAAATGCGATTGTCTTGTATAGTACACTCGGCCTCGATCAATAGGTTATCGTTCGTATCACGGAATTTACAGATAGCAGTCGCATCGGTAAGATCCATGCCTTTAATTTCGTATACTCGAGACCAGTCGGAGCCTAGATATAATGTCTCGTCTTTACGCTTAATTTGTTCCATTATCTAACCTCGTTTAACAGCTATACAGATGTAGTTAGCAGTACCAGGTAAGAATACTTCTGCACCGTTATTCTTAGTAGAATCATTGTAAGTTTTACTGATACCGTCTTGACCTTTCAAACGAGTACCGACATGGACTTTACGTCCTTCACGCCAGCATTCGAAGTTAATCATGTTAGAGGAGTTACTTTCCCTAAAGTCGATGTACCATTTATCTATGTTAGATTGGTCCATAGATAATAACCATGTGCATTCGTTTTCGTTAAAGCCATCCGGGATTGGAAGTGTTCCACCGTCTCTTACGTTGCCGTATGTAACGCTAATATCGGGGATCGTTAAGAATGGTTGAAATACTCGTTGTTTATCTTTACCGTACCAGCCTGGACGATGATAACAGCATAGATTAGATTCTTGTGTATATTGAATATTGCCGAGGTCTAAGTTAGTTACACCGCCGTCAGTACCGCCATCGGAAATAGTGTGGAAACCGTCACCAGCTTTACGTTGGAGTTTAATAACAGCTGAAGTAGCAATATTAAGATCACCAGTCATAGTATCGCCGGCTTTCTTAACATAGCTATTATCTAACTTCATATTAATATCGTCGGCAAGTTTAGCAGCCGTAACAGATTTATCGGCTAATTTTTCGGTCGTAACATTCTTATCGCGTAGTTTAGGAGTCGTAACACTACCGTCTGGATGGTCGATAGGGTTAGCTTCTTTATGCTTTTTAATAGCATCGCTAGTATCGCCGATAGCTTTATCGATCTTATCCCAGTTATTATTACGAAGGTTTACGTCGTATTTCTCTTGTTCGGCTGGTTTAAGTAAATTAATATTCTTTGTATATGTAGCCATTATTTAGGTAAAACCTCCTGGTTAAGTACAAAATGAGTAAATTGAGCGAGTTCTTTATGTGTATACCGTGCTAAGTCGATGTGACGGTTATATAATAAATCGACATCATAGATAAGATTCATCGGTATTAAATCTCGTAATAGCTTAGATACGGCATCACGTTGTTTTTTAACGCCGAGGGATACCTTAAAGTGAACATTATAGTTTTTATAATCTTCGACGATACGGTAGTTACCAGGGCCACAGATACCGTCGAGTAGTTCTCGTAGCTTAATTTCGGTATAAGGCCGTTGACCGGCTAATGCTAATAAGATATTAAATCTTCTATCGTCGATCGTATCGTCCACAGCCGGAACAATATCTAAGATGGTTTCCCATTGCGTTAAACCATGAGATTCAGCAGTCATAATAAACTGTTCTCTAAAGATTTCGACCATCGTGTTCCATAAGGCTTGCATTTCGATGCTTTCGACTCTATATATTTCTTGCATCTCAGCAGTCTCACCAGATACCGGTACAGCAAATTCGGATAAATCGATGATACGAGTATAATTATCAAATATTGCCATAATAATTAACCTTTAACTAATGTAACAGTACCGAGTTTCGGGATTTGATTAGGACGTAAATCGAGGCGCTTAACTTTCTGACCGTTAATCTTAATATCGCCTACATCGATTACTTTATCTAAATCGACAGCTAAGGAAGTTACAATAGAAGTTCTAACTGTTAAGAATTGAGTCTCGTCTTGAGTCGTCCATTCTTTACGTCGAGCTTTCAAACGTTCTTCGATCTTCTTAGTCAATTCAGTTTGAATCTCAGAAGGTTCATGACCAGCTGCCATAACGACCGAAATTTCGTAGTTAATAACGACTTCTTCCGCCGCTTCGACAGTAACCGTATGACCGATCGGAGCTAAACCGTAGCCTTTACCTTGATTAGGAGTCGGATCGAAGACATTCTGTACTTCTTTGACGAGCTCTTGCGACGGCTTATTAAATTCGTTATTAATAATAACGACCTTAACAGTGCCGCCACCATTCCAGCATCGGTATATTTTAGAACCACCAGTACCGTTAACCGTTAATACTTTTTCTTTATAATCAGCGCCGTTACCACCGTAAGCTTTAGATTTTAATGCTCGGATATAGCGTTCCCGGAAGGCTTCTGTTTCTTCTTCGTCTTGACCCGGTACTAATACTTCTTTAATTTCGGCATTTTGCAAACCAGGGATCGTATTAATCGGAGTGATACGTCCTATGCAGTAGTTACCTTTAGCACCAGGAGTTTCGCATACTAATTTAAATTCGTTTTTAGATAAATCGATTACATCGGTCACTCGGAAGTTAAGATCTTCAAAGTTAAACCGAGTACCGATATCGACAGCTCGATCGAATACACCTTTTACTTCGGCCGCTGTAGCTTTACGAGGGATAATATTAAATTCGAGTGCCCGTAAAGCTAGGAAGTCACGATCAGCAGTCTTAGCGTATGTCTGCTTAATAATAACTTGAGCCATAATATACGCTTCGGCCATTTCGAAAGAAAACGGAGCGAGAGAATCATATATCATAGACCCTTGTCGTTTATCGTACTCAGTACCAGTTCTATATAAGGCATCAGCTAAGATGTTCTCGTAGGTTTTATTTTCGTACATATGCCGTTACCTCTTTCGATATGTTATTAATATCGCCATATATAGTTATGGCTGTGAATAAACATAATACAGAACCGCCTTCGTTAGAGAATCTAAAGTCTTTTACTTCTTTAATTCGATCGTCGGCTAATAAGGCTTCCTTAATGCGACGTTCTATCTCAGCATAAACATACGGTATAGGTTCACCGATTAAATCGCTTAATTCTATACCGTAGTTCCAGTCATAAATTAAATATTTATAACGCTCTGTATTAATGATTTTAAAAATAGCTTGTTCCATCGCTTCGATATCGTCACACATACCAGTGAGTTTGTAGTCATTTTCGTACCTAACTCTAAAGGTATTCGATGTTTGCTTCGTAACGACTAAGCTACTATCTATTTGATTATTGCTTGATGTAGGAGTTAGTGCCATTATTTAGTAGTACACCCCGTATTCGGATTAAATACACGATCGATAGCTATATATCGTTGACCGCCTGTTTCTTGGAAAAGCCACACTTCATCGCCGACCTTAAGGCCGTTATGTACTAGATACTTTTTACGACCTTTATATTCATGATTGTGGCTAGCAAATTCTGCATAACCGCCACCACCACTTCGGTTTTCGGTGATATGATCGACACTCATTTCCATCGTCCACTCACATGTATTCTTGGTTAATTTAATACGTTCAGCCGGGATAATTAATTGAGAGTCTAAGGCTATTTGTAGTGGAGCTTCAGATACGACGACACCGATTAACATCGTAGCCGGCTTCGTGCTAGCTACAGCATCGACCGCTACATTCTTAATAGTATTAAGTATTCTGTTATAATCGTTTTGCATTATCTAACACCCGTTCTAATAATATGAGTCGGAGGTACGCCGTTATGGTAAGCATAGTTAACATCGCTATACTGAATTACGGAACCAGCATCGGTACTATTGCCGACACAGCCACCGTTACCGTCAGCCACAACGACATGTTCTTCTCCGTCATAGATTAAGATATCGCCAGGATTAGCTTGACCAGTATACTCTTCGATAGCATATCCGTTAGCTTCTGCGTAAGATTTAAGACCCGGTACGTCTTTAATACCGGCTTCGTAAGCACCTTTACACATTGAGTTATAGTAAGAACCGGCTAATGTAGCACGATCGACACATCCGTTATCGCCATAAGGAGAAGATGTACCGAGTACAGCATCTAGACCTTTTTGTACGGCTGCGGAAGATGTAGCACCAGTACCAGTCGTAGTACCACCTTTAGAAGAACCTTTAGATTTAGATTTTTTAAGCTCTTCGATACGTTTTCTAGCGGCTTCATCGCCCCAGTCTTCAGTCGTAATTTCTGGTACTTCTTTATCGAAGTAAATGATATCTAAGTCCATAAGATGTTTATGATTATTAAATTTATGTGTAACAGATTCTACGTACACTAATTCGTTAATGATTTGATCGCCAATATCGAAATTGAGCCATACACCAGAACCAGGTCGTATCTCGGTATGTCCTAAGCAATCACTTAAACGTAGGCTATGAGTTTTCTTAGCCGTTAATTCAAGTTCTTTCTTAGCCATATCGATAGCATTAATGTCTTTTTCTTTAGGTTTAAATACTTTTTGAAGTATGCCCCATTTTCTAGACTGTTCTTTAGCGTAAGCTGCACCAGTTCTCCAGTGCTGTTTCTTTTCGACACCGCCATCGTTAACGTTAGCTTCACGTACTACTAAAATCTGTGTAAATGTATTCTTGTCGATAGAAGAGATGTAATCGTAGTCGCCTACTTGAGTGGAATCGATTAAGATATCCGTTACCATATCGTTTATCTCTTTAACAGTTAATTCACCGTTATCGTCATATGCGATATATAAAGGTCGACGTAATTTAGGCTTCTCTTCTTTTTTCTTATACTTATCAGTTTTAGATAATTCAGCTATGGCCTGTTCTTTAGTGTACTTATTATCCATTAAGTACTGAATATCGTTTTTCTCGAAGTATTTACCATTCGGCGCCACGATATCGGAATCAGTATCCTTCTTATTGGCTTCTCGTAACTGAGCTGAGGTTTCGTTTCCCCAGGAGTTTAATCGCTCCGTAGGATCTTTTTTCTCGCCACTCATCGATACATTGTTAAGACCACTAAAGCCACCACGATAACGACTCGGATCTAAAGTCGGAGTCGATTTAATCGGTATCTTAGGAGATTGACCAGAAGTTAACGTTAATATCGTTAAGAAGATATCACGATATGTCGTACCATCGAATACATAAGATATCTTAGGTTGTGTCGGAGTAACGGTACCTAGCTTAATACCAACGTCGGCCGATAACGCTACGATTAACTCAGAAGCACTCTTTTCGTTGTTAAAGATATAGTATGCTTCAGAGCTTAAGTAACGACATTGATCGTATGCTGTTACGTTAATAAAATTATCTTTATTCCGACGTTTCTCAAAGATATAGCCGACGAATACGAGTTCACCGTTAACCTTGAAATTAACGAGGTCGCCTTCTTGAATATCGAGTAAGCTATCCTTAAATACTTTAAACGTTAATTTAGCTGGAGCCAGATCAGGGCTACGATCGAGCGTAACCCCGTCTTGAGGATCCAATAATAGAATTTCTTTACCTTTAAGTACTGTTAACTCATAGTCAATAGAAAGAGGCGCTTGTTTTACTTCTGAATTAAATTCTTCCATAAGTCTTCAGTTTTCCCTTCTTTGTACATAGTTAACGCTTGATTAGCACCTAAGAAGCAAGGTACTGTGATTTTATTTAAAGCGGCGATTTTAAATAAATTATTAGTATCGCCGAATTGTTGTTTCACGATTCGCTGTAATGTCGCCTTATTAAACCCGTTAGGCGATTTAACTTCTTTATCTGGTATTTTATCGGTAGGACGTTCTGTTTTAACAGCAGTACTAACCGTACCATCTTTGTTTTCTTCGACTACGAGTTTCTTCGTACCATAATCACGCCATTCTTTTAACGTGATATCGAGGTAAGCATCGAACCCGTAATCATGACTTTCTTTATGTGAAAGACCTTCGATCGTTACACGTTGATTAAGCTGACTTAACATTTCGCCATTCGGTTTCATACGAACGACGATAAAATTAATCGGCTTACCAGCTCTCTTCATTTCGATCAACTGATTCATGTAGTACTCGGCCTTCTTACTTTTCATAAGTAAAGATTGGTTAAAAGGATACTTGTTATTCGGCAAGAAGATTTCGAAGGAGTATTCCGTCAAACCCATAGGCTTAGGAATCGTTACTTCCCCAGTTTGTAATAGATCGATGGTCTCATTCTTGTTGTTATAGTTAATATCTAATGACTTAGGAGCAAGAGGTAATTGCATATTATTTAAATAAAAATAGTACATTATAGTGCCTCCGCGGTATTTCTCTTAACAGTCTCGATTAAGCCGTTAGCGAAGTTAGTTGTAAAGTCGCCGTAGTTAACATCTTTATCGATCTTATTATTATTAGTCACATTAATATGGATCGTTCTGTTAGACCATTCTTTAATAGCGTCGTTTTGAACGGATCGGTGAAGGTTCTTAATTTCGTCTGCTGTTAATTGGAGTGCTTTAGCAGTTTTTTCAGTATGTTTAGCAGTTTTACCAGTATTCTTAGCTGTATCTTGAGCGGCTTGTGTTGCGGCATCGCGTTTATCGTTAGCATTAGCATTATTGTCGTCGCCCGGCATTTTAATATCATTATTTAAACTACCGATAGCATTACTAATACCGTCTGAAATACCTTGACCTACTCCAGCGCCCCAGTTATAAGCACTATCGACATAAGGAGACGCATCGATATAGTCCATACGATCCATAATAGTAGTTTCGCCACCATTAATAGCGACACGTTCTAACTGTAAAGAGTCTACATGACTTATTGCGCCACCGAATATCTTATCCATACCAGGGATCTTATTAATAGAATCGATGATATTATTAACGGCTTTAGCTACATAACCAGCTATCGCATTCCATATATCGATAAATAAGTTCTGTACAGCACCTAATGGATCTTTCCATACATTGGCGAAGAAGTTAGCAAACGCCGCTATATAGTTCCATAAGCCGACGAATATGTTAGCTACTTGAACGCCAAACTCAGCAAATAATGCGGCTATAGCACCGATTACGCTTATGGAAGTACCGGCCCATTCTTCGTACATATTAATTAATTGATAGATAACAATAATTAACGCTACGATACCGAGTACGATCCATGTAATAGGCGATGCTAATAATGCAGAATTTAATACGGCTGTCTTAATTGCGGCAAATGCGGCGGCTATCCCCATAGCAGCATATTCGGCCGCTAATAGACCAGCACCGATAGCTACGACGGCCATAGCAGCCTTTAATACACCGAAGACAGCAGCATGTTGTTGGAAGAATGCCATTACCTTACGGATACTAAAGATAATTACATTAAATACGCCCGTTATAATCGGAGCTATAAATTTAATATTATTAACGATACCGGCTACAAATTCTTTAACTTCGGGAGCATTAGCTAACTTAGTTAGTAAACCGAATAATGGCTGAAACGATCTGATAAGAGTGTTATGGATCTGTGTACCGAGAGAGCTAAATGTTTGAGGCATAGCCGCAAATTTAGCATCGACATCGTCTTGTGCCGCCATAATAGCTTTATGAACGATATCGGCCGTGATTTTACCTTCAGAAGCTAACTTCTTAAGGTTCTCACGAGGTACCTTCATATAATCAGCTACATACTGTTCTAAGATAGGAGCTTGTTCAGCAATCGATCGGAATTCATCGCCTTGAAGTACACCAGAAGTTAATGCTTGCGTTAATTGCGTCATAGCATTCTTAGCAGCTTCACCTTGTACACCGTTAACGACAAATGCCTTACTTACGATCTCGTTAAATTTAAGTGCTTCTTGTGGATCTGGGAAGATATTCTTAGCAGCTGTCGATAAGTGAAGGACAGATTCCATCATATCTTCGTAACCCATACGAGCACGTTGAGCAGATTCGTAAATCTCGTCGTTTAACTGTGCCGCTCTAGCTTGTGAGCCAGCAATATTATTTAACCGTGCACCGAAACTAGCAAACTGTTCTGAAGTATCGATCATCTTATGGAAAGAATCCGTAATCATATTTACGGCTCCGACTGCTACGTTAGCGAGTATGGAACCAGCAAATACTTCACGGAAACCGATCATACTACCTTTAGCGGCTTCGGCTGATTCACCAGATCTATTAATGCTGTTAGATAATTTATTAAAATCTTCGGCCGCCTTATTCGTAGACTTAGCTATCTCATCGAGGGCTGGAGAAACTTTATTCTCTAATGTGATGGTATTTTGTAATTGTGCCATTATTTATTCTTAGCTTTCTCTTCGGCTTTTTGCTCGGCTTCTACTCGAGCCAAAATCGAAGCAAAAATAAAGTTTCGTTCTTGAAGACTCATTTCGTCAAATTCACCCGGTCTAATATGTAGTTTTTGTAATGCATAGTGGTAAATGGCAAATTCTGGATTGCCATCGTCTTCTCCACTATGCTGGATTAGTTTTTTAACTCTTCGACCGTGTTAACTTTAGTAGTAAGACCACCGTATTTTTGAATCACTTCGAATAAGTAGTTATATTCGCCAGCAGTAAGCATTTCACCAGCTAAGTCTTTTGCAGATTGTACGCCATAGTTATCTTGTAATTCGGCATTCATAAGATCTGGATATTTAACTGTTTTTTCGAGTAAAAGCTCTTTAAGTTTCTCTTGGTTAGTTTCTGTCGTAGGTACACCGTTAACGATAGATACTTTATTAGCTTGATTTTGAATATAATCGATTTCGCGGCCTGTTAATGGTTTAATAACCCATTTAATAGGTTCGCCATTTTCTTCAAAACGTTCAGAAATAACGACTTCAAATTCTTTAGGCTTTTTAACGCCGTCTTTAAAGAAACCACGAAGAGACATTTGATTGATATTAGACATAGGTAAATTCTCCTAAATGAATAAGAAATATGGGGAGCATTACGCCCCCCTGTTAGTTATTAGCCTTCCATTTTATCGGAAAGTTTAAATTGTTCTGGATATTCGATACCGCCAGCAATAAATTCGATTTCTTTTTCGAGGTATTTACCTTCGACATCGAATGCTACAGTGTTAACACCTTTGAATACGCAATCTTTTAAGACAACGGTACGACGACCGATGTTACCTACGGAAGTAGGATCTTCGTTAGTAGCGTAGATATCGAAGAAAGTTTGTTCACCTTTAGTAGCATATTTAATAGCTAAATCATGGAAGATCGGATCGTTATCGAATTGAGATAATTTGCCAGTAATTTTAACTTTAGTTTGACCGGCTTGGTCGATAAGAGTACCGAGGACACCGAATTGTTGAGTTTCGATATCGATTTTGTACTCTAATTTCTTAGCGTTCATAACGCTATAACGTTTACCGTTGATAACGGTATAGCAAGTAGCTAAACGGGATTTAGCTAATTCATTGCTTTTAACTGTTGCCATTTGTGCCATTATTTAACTCCTTATTTAACGTAGCAAGTAGCGTACAATTTATCCATAGCGACTGTAGGGTTGATTTCGTAGTTTACGACTACAGAACCTTTTTCGTCGCCCTCTGTCGGGATTTCTACATCCTTGGATTCGAATTCTTTAATAGCACGTACTTTAGCATAGTCTTCAAATAATTTAACGATATCGTTCCAGAGAGCAATACGACCGTCTTTATCATTAGGAGTTTTACCTAGATAATAATTGTTAAATAAGCGAGCTACATCGTATGCGGAGTTATCCAAAACGCGAATAACTTGGTTAAGAGCAAAGTCTTTAGTGCGTTCTTTAGAGAATTCAGTAAATGTATTTACATCGGATAATAGACGAGTGTTACCTTTCACGTTGCCAGATGCGGAATCTGCTACGTTATGGAATACGATTTGGCCGCCTTTAATAAACTGTTCTAATTCGTATTGTTTATATTGCACGTTGAAATTATATTCACCGTCATAAATTTTATTAGTTAAAGATTTATTAATAGGGCAAGATGCTTCTGCACCAGTTAACCAGTAAACACCAGCACCAGGTTCAGCACCACTATCTTTTACTTTATTAGCTAAAGAAATAACGCCTTCGTAATTAGCTTTAGTGTTGTTATAAAGCACGACTTGGAATTTTTGACCGGTAGTTTCACGAGTACGTTTAGCGAATGCGATAAACAAGTTTTGAATTGTTTGATCTGTGCCGACATAACCTAAGCAGTTGAAGTAGAATGGTTCAATTAATTCAATATATTTTTGATAGTCGGAAGCTTGTACAGCTGTACCGTTAGTACCACCAGTAAGGTAAGTAGCTGCTTGAGCCGTAAATGCAGAGATTTCGTTAAAAGTAACGAATGCATTATTTACGAGTTCTTTCGGTGTAGAAAGACCAGTTTGTTCGTCGACTTTTTTAACGACATCGTCTGTTTTAAGGTAAGTCGTTACGACGAATTTAGATGCATCGTTAATGTCGGCAGAAATAGCGACAGCGATATCGTTGCCACGTACACCACCGCAAGTAGCAGTTGCTACGGTAGATTGTGCTTTAACTGCGTCGGAGTTCAAACGATACAAATATAATGTTTTAGTATTGATGAATAAGTCACGAAGACCTTTCATTTTTTCATGAGCATAATCGTAACCGAAGAAGCGAAGCGAATCCTTTTGGAATTCTTCTTGTTCAACACGTACGATTTTGCCTGTTTCGCCCCAGTCGAGAGATAAAGCCATTGTTGCGTAACCGCGATCTACGATTTCGGCAAATGCTTTATTCTTGGAAACGAAGTTAATGTATGCGCCTGGCAATGTTTTATTTTGGAATAGCCAGTAACCGCCACCTAATGCCATAGGGTAGTTCTCCTTTATTTAAAAAATTAATCATTGAAAACTTCAATGACGGGTTTATTTAATGTATCTTGTAGTAAAGCTTCAACTTCTTCGATGCTGTACTCACGATCTTCGATTACAGCGGCAATTAAGTCGGCGTGTTGTTTAAAGCGTTCAGAAGAAATAATTACTTCTGGAGTAAAAGTAGCAGCTGGAGCAGTAGTTGTTTCGTTAGTTTCACTTACCGCATTAGTATCTACTACTTCGTCAGTTTTCTTTGTTCTTGGCATTATCTGTTACCTCTTGAGTTTGATTTAATGTAAGCATAGGATCTTTATTTAACTCTTTTAAGATGTGATACTCATAAGAGACTTTAAAATGTAGGATGCCGTCCGTTATCCTGTGACTCATATCGATACCGTTAAGTAAGGATCCGTCAGAGAGTGTTATATATTCGAGGTCGAAATATAAACTCTCCGTCACGGGATTAATCTGTACTTGTTGTTCTTCGATATAGTCGTCGTCTGAAATAAAGAACATAATATCAAAGTCATTTCTGCGTTCATAACGAATGTCTAGTAAATGCTTCTGTTCTGTATTTAATGTCTCAATTATGAAACACGGGAATTGTGCATCTGATTTAATCTCGTCGATGTATATAGGATATTTAAAACTGTTAAATAATGATTTAGCTATGCCGTCGATGATTTCGTTAATATAGTTCATTATTTGCTCCACGTTGATAAGTAGTCGTCGAGCGCGTTCTTCATGATCTTATCTGAAGCTCTTCTCGTAGCCGCTTCTGCCTTCTCTTGCATCCGTAGGCCCTTAACAAACGACTTAGTAAGACGTTTACCCAATACGGGAATAAAACGTCCTGGTTGTTGTCTGTGGCCATCGTTTACATACGATGCATAGGAAGCTGAATTAAGTACTTTAACGGTACTATCGTTAATGCGTTCAGCATCCCACGATCGTCTCATATGTTCCGAATCTGAACGGTATTTACCGTCTGGCGATATTTGTAGCTGACCGACTGGTGTATTCGCTATAGCTTCTGCCAAATAATGTTGTGCTAAGTTATCGGTGATCTTTTCGTTTAAAGAAGATACGTTATCTTGAAGCTCTTGTGTTCTTCTTAATAACTCTTCAAAACCGGAAAGATCGACTGTTACGTTAGCCATTATGTTTACTCTTAAGCGTTAATTGGATCTCTTGGTGAGTGTCGTATAACGCAACTTGAGAAGAAGCTGTATAGTTGAAGTGTCGACCGTTACGGATAACTTCGATATCGGTACCTGGCTTAATTTCGACGTCGGGCGAAATGAATAAGACTACGGTCTGAGAAGCCGATGGTAGCTTATTGATAATGTCGTTAGATTGAAGAGTCTTAAATGAAACTCGACAAGGGTAACTGATTGCTTCGAGTTCGCCGTTCTTAACTATGCCAGTGAGAGGATCTTGTATGGCTTTCTTTTGTTCAGTAAGAATACATGTATCTTGGTATAAACGCTCGAAATGTTGACGAGCTACCATTTTAGTTTTCGATAACATGTTATATCTGTACCTTCTAAGGAAGTCCATTTGGTAATGAGAGAAGTTAAATAATGTAAGGTATTATCGCCGTCGAATTCGATTTCCATGTCGCCTTCTTTTAACCGCTTAATAGGTTGTAAGTCGGCTTCTTTAAGTATGATATCTTTATGGTGATCGATAAACCTTGCAGCTACTCTTTTGTCGAGCAGGCCAGAGAGTTCGGACGGCAACTCTTCTTCGTTAAGAATATTAAGAAGATATTGCCGTTCCGTATCATAGATGTACTGAAGAACGTTGTCGTATTCCGGAGTCACGTTAAAATGAGTCGTAAACCGGATAAGTTCTTTTATTTGATCCATGATTATTTAACCCTTATTATTTTTTGAAAGTTGCTTTAACGACTTTAGATTCGTTTGTTAAACCTACAGCATAGTGTGCAGATACTACTACGTCTGTGGATAATGCTTTTGCATGACGTTCAGTTTCGAGCATAGCCTCAGCTTTAGTGTAGATAGTTACTGCTGGAAGAGCTGGAGTACCGTCTTCTACTTCTGGAGACAAGCATACGATATAGTTTTCGATGTTAGCTTTAGAATCATCGATACGACGAGAAGCTACTACACGACAGCCAGCGATCATACCGATTTCACCGTTCATCATAACGTCGGCATTATATTTGTTACGGTCGATGAAGTTAGGGTCTAAACGAAGAGTTGTTACTTGGCTAGGAGCTACGAAAAGAACTTTTTCAGTATTGCCTTCTTCATTCAATTTATCGACTGCTGCTACAACGCCTTCGTAAGAAATAGCTTTAGCGGAAGTAGCTGCCAAAGTAGTAGTAGCTAGAGCTGCCAATACATCGTTATCCATTTTATCAGCGATAGACAAAGATAATTGATGAGTAGCTTGACCGACAGGGTCACCCAAACCAGAGTTAACTGCTTTATCTGTCAATGTGATAGCTTTACCAGCTGTTTTAATTTGTACAGTCTTAGTGGAAGCAGTCATAGTAGTAGTCGTTACTTCTGCGCCTTCTGCAACGTCTTCAGCTGCACCGATGTACGCCCAAACCGGAATAGTGATAGTGTCACCAGGAACACCTTTAAGGTCTTCGTTAACAGCTGCGAATTGTGTAAATTTCAATGCTTTAGGTAAGCCAGCAGATACCATATCTTGCATAACTTGAGGGTTAATAATATTTGCGAGTTTTGTTTCGTTAGCCATTGTTAAATGTTCTCCATGTTGTTAATTAGTTAGATAATTCAGTGTAAAGTGCCGGGTCACTTTCCTGTAATGCTACTCTATCCTTGTAAGACATTTTATTAAATTGTTCCTTCGTAATACCAGGATTAGGATTAGCGTTAGATTCACCAGGTACGACACCGACTGGTTTAGATTCGGCGAATAAGTAAGGATCCGATTCTTTTAAAGCTTCGATTTGTTCGGTAAGGCCTGTGATAGTGCCGTCTTCTTTTAATTCGATAGCTTGTTTGTTTAATAAGGATGTTAAAATTTTCGGATTCTTAACGCCGCATTGAAGAATTGCGGTATTGATACCGTTATCGACTTGCATATCTTTAATTTGTTGTGCATATTGAGTATCACGTTCAGCGGCTTTTTCTTGTAATTCTTTAATCTGTGCTTTGAGTGTTTCATTAGCTGTTTCAGATTCGGTTAATTTATTGATTTCGCTTCGTGTCGTTTCGATCTCGGATTTTAATTGCTTATATTTTTCGTTCTTCTCATTAAACTGAGACTTTGTTACATAGTTTTTGCCATAATCCTCGATGATCGCTGTTGCTTGTTCTTCTGTAAGATTAAGTGCAAGTAATTCTTCTTTAGTCATTGTTTGTATTCTCCTATAATGAATTCGTTTTATTTACGAGAGTCACATCTCTCACTTTATTTAAAGGATTTAATACGTTATTCTTTATCGTCTTTAACGTATTTAAAAAGACAAGGGTTAAATAAATGAATGAATGTTGTCTAGCGGCGCTACTTTACGTATGTAGCTTTCCATTCCTCGTAAGATATATCGGGTACATATTCCGTCTTCGTATCTGGTCGTGATGCTCTAGAATTAATGGGAACATATGGAATCATCGTAGAGCGACAATAAGGATGGAACGGTGGAGCCGTAATGCCAGGCTTAAAGTCGGTACGATCGACGATATGTTTATCGAGGTGACGGCATACTGACGATGTATGCTTATCGAGGGTTGCTAGTATCTGATATTGTTTAACGTTTAATTCTTTAAACGTATTATTAAGTGCTAATTCTTGTACATAAGCTACTTCTGTTTCGACGAGGCGTCGTGCATTCGACATCTGTACGTTACAAGCTTGAGATACACGTTCCGTAATGCGTTCTGTCGGTTCTTGAGCGATAAAAGAACGTGTTATCTCTTGTTGTAGCTTAGTGATTAGCTTATCTCGTTGATCCCAGATACGTTGTGAGAAGTCTGTATCGTTCCACGGCGTATTAATAGCTTCTTGAATGGCTTTCTTAGGTATCTGTCTAAATGTCTGATATTTGCCTTGTAGTGATTGTGTAAGATATGCGGCTTCGTAGTAGGTCGAGTTATAAACTTTATTTAATGCATCGTTAATGTTGGTATGCTGTTCTTGTGCTAAGATTTCGACAAACTGGGAAGTATGAATCCATAATTCTTCTAGGCGGGAAAGACGTGCCCGTAAGGAAGCATTTTCAAGAAGCTTTATTTGTTTCGGGGATAAATTCTTTTGTTGTGCAAGCTTAATGTATTGGTTAAGCGTTATCTTAAAATCTTTTAATTCTCGTGCCGATAACTGTCTCTTAGCATCGGCAAGTGAGAGATTATTAGAGTTAGCGTATCTTTGTATGAAACCGGCTATCTGGTTTTCGTATTTATTTAAAGAATACGCATAGATCGAAGTTAGATCTTCGTAAGAGGACTGTGCTACGTGTAAGCCATCTTCTTTTAACTTAAGAAAGCGTTGTTCCCAGTACATCATTGTTTAGTACCTCGTTACGTTCTTTCTTAATACGTTCAAGCTCTTCTTTAGTGTCGAGTGTCCACGGATGGTTAGCGACTATCGTTTCTTCAGAGATAATACCGGTAGAGTTTCTACATGCATCTATTAATTCAGATTGGTTTAAAGGAAGATCTCGGTTAAATATAAATACTGTATCGTTAGATGTAGGTTTGTTAGATAATGAAAGGTATGCATTGATGAACGTTACTAGGCGCTCGAGTGATGCCTGGAATTCGGTTTCCATTTCGTTAGCATCGAGGTCGATATCGGAATACATAGAGTTAATGTTCATCTGATTCGGGTTATTTGCCATACGATCGTCTTTAGCATCGAAGCCTCGACCATTCGTGATAATAGCTCTTTCAAGAAGCTTAATAATCGTTTCGTAGTTGGAAGCATTAACTTCGATATTAAGAGTTTCGACACCAGATTCGAATTCTGGAGACGACGTAATCTTAATAGCTCCATATCGTGCTAATTGTTCCCTAAAGCTAGCTAAGTTTTCACCGTCATACCCTTTAATAACGAGTATCGTATTATGAACGTCTTGAGACATTACGTTAGCAAAGTTAGAGAGCATTTGATTAAGTGCATCTTGAAGAGGCTTAATCTTAGAGAGTAACGGTACTTCTTCTGAATTAGATCGGAACCAGATAAGAGGGACCGATTGCCAGTTATAAGAAAGACCGCTTCTTTGGATGTAAGGTCTAGATTGTTTAGTCGTATCTGGGCTAAGTGTTCCATTGATGTAGTCGTAGTACGTAACACCTTCTGGTTTGTAATATTCGACTTTATAGAAGGAAGTCTTAATCTTCGGTGTCGTATATACTTCAAATTCATAGAAGTAAATGAAAGCATCGAGTGAGTCGTGTTCTTCGTCGTGCCATAGCGGGATAACGAATTCGGGCTTCATACGTTTTAATTTAAAGTTACCGTTATTATCGATATATGGATGAAGGTAAGCTATCGTACCGATATAAGCATCTTTACCTAGGTTCTTTAAAGTACGCTGGAAGTTCTTGTTAAAGAAGTCGGTTAAGTCTGTGTCGGATTTAACGTCGATAGGTTTCGATAATAGATAATTCGTCTTTTGATCGACTAAATCATCGAATAAGTTATTAATAATCTTGTTATTAGGAATCGTACCTTTCGCATCGGTCGGATTGCCGTTAGAGTCCATAATTACATGTTCTGGTAGCTTATGCTTACCTTGATAGTAGTTACGTGCTTGGAGTATCTCTTGTCGTTTCTTAGAGTATAAGAACGCTTCGAGTTCTGCTTGCACGAATTGGATCTCTGACATACCGGCATGATTGCGTATGATATCGTTCCATTCTTCGTTGAGCATTTGGGTCCTTTCTTTTACATAAATTCGAATGTCGGTGTTTGTGTATTAATCTTTTCGGCTACACCGGTTAAAGCATCGGGAGCATCGTCGTGTAGGTTTTTACCTTCTCGTTGGTAGCTTGTTATAGCTTTATAAAACTCTGGGAATTTATTGTGCCAGTTTTGAGGAAAGTAAACGTGTTCCATAATCCATGTAGCATTAGATAAGATACGGGATTGTTTATTCTTTGATTGATGGAAAGCTTTTATTGTAGTGTAGTTAGTGTTATAGGTATTGGTTAGATAATGAAGTATTTGCCTAGAGAATCCGCGCCCGCCATTATTAGATTCGATATGAGCAATATTCGCTTTGTATTCGTATAAATGCCTTGCTACGAGAGGTTCTGTTATTTCCATCGGATCGTTAGTATATATAACGTCGAGGATGTAGGCTTCTTTCTGATAAACACCGTATATAATAGAACACAAATAATCGCTACCCGTATCTGCTGTATCGGTGTATGCTTCGATACGTTCGAATTGAGGTGGTGTATCGTAAGTCTTTAAGGATGAATAAAGTTGACCTTTTAAGTCGATCGGTTCTTGCTGATAGTTAGCATAGAAGATATCGGGCGATATTAATCGTTTCTTTTCTTCATATGACTCACGGGAGAGTACCTCGTCACATAACATAGTGCCATCGTCTTGGAGTGCTTTAAGTGATACGACTTCGGCATCGTCCTTGAAGTGATTAATGATACGTCCAGCTAAATCGTCGGAAGCCCAGCGCGTCATAATAATAATGATTTTGCCGCCCTCTTCTAAACGGGATAACATTGTATTAGTGAACCATTCAAAATGCGCTTGTTTTGTAAGTTGGTTATTAGCTTCGAGTGCATTCTTAATAACGTCGTCTATAATCATAAGGGAACACCCAAAACCGGTAGCCGTACCAGAAGGAGATGTAGCGAGGTAAGATGAATATTGACCCTCTAAGGACCACATATTCATAGCAGCGTCACCTTGTTTAATCTTTACGTCGGGGAATACGTCCGAGTATACCGGTGTAAATGGATCAGCTTTATTAGTCTGTATAGCATTTCTGACGGACTTAGCGAATTGTGTAGATAGTGTTTCGTTATAAGATCCCGTCATTATCTTTTGTGTTGGATCTTTACCTAGATACCACTCTACAAATTTAGTAGCTGTTCTTGATTTGCCAGATCGTGGTGGCATTGATACGACTAATACTTTCTTAGAGGAGTGTGTTACGAAGTCTTGAAGCACCGAAGTTAAATAAAGGAGATAAGGCCTCGACCTTTTATAAAAATCGGGAGCCATCAATTCACAGTAATCGAAGAAATCACGCCTAGCCAATTCCAAACGTGCTTCATATTGAAGTCGTTGTTTAAGCTCTGGTGTCATTCTCATTTGGCCTGTAGTTTGAATTCGTATCACCTCCTTTTGGTGTTCGTATGTGTTCGCATGTAATCGAAAATACATAGGATAAGTTAATCGGGTTTATTATCAATTAGCTTTCGTAGTTCTTCTGTCGTAAGAGATTGAACCGGATTATTAATTGTCGTGTCCATCTTGATACGTTGTTCATAAGCTGCATCCATCTTGTTGAGGATATCGAGTGCTTTTAATCGATCGGTAGCTTTTATTTCTTGATCGTAGATAAACTGTGTTAATAGGTTTCTTCTATCTTCTATACTTGCTACACGTTGTTCATGTCTTTTATTGATACGACGCTCTAATTCAGCTATGTAAGCTTGAATGGCCGGTTTTTCCAGGTTTTCGCTGGCCATATTGAGGGCCGCCTTACGTGTCTTGCACTTGTAACCCGCTTCTACTGCGGCTTTGTAAGCATCGTGATTGCTGGCTACGTACTCTTCACAGAAGATAGTTTGTTTATGTGTTAAAGTGTATCCATCGACAATAATCTTGCCTCTGGAGTTTTCTTTAATGGCGATGGATCTCACCTCTTTCGTTGTAATTAATGTATATATATAGTAGTGATAATAACTACGAATGTATGTTTGGTTAGTAAGCTAAAAAAAAGAACCCTCTTGTTTAGAGAGGGTAGCTTTTTTTAGAAGGAGTAAAATCATGAAAAAAATCTTGTCGCAAAAATAATAGGAAGCTTAGTTATGGTTTTCACAGTGTAAGGTTTTTGGAATTTCTTGTATAGTAGATGATGAAAAGAAAGAAATGGACGTGTGAATTAAGTTATTGTCCTTACATATATATTATTACGCATGACATAGGAACTTATAGGAACTTATAGGAACTAAAATGAAAAATTTTTTTAAAAAAGTTATTTTTATATATATGATATATATGATTATTATAGTGTATTAGATATATATGATAGTGTTATATATATTAGGTTAAATAATGAAGCTAATGAAATTAAAAAGGCGGCCGCACTCTAATATGCGACCGCTCTCTTTTAAAGAACACTGATAAGGAACAATGGAACAAATATTCCCGACAATACAAACGCTATAATGATAATTAATTCGTCATCCATTATTACTCTCCTGTAACACTTCACATACTAATTTAAGAGCTTCAATAATAGCCTTAGAAATTGCTCTAAAAGAACAGCCAGTATTAAATCGCGATGTCTCGAAAGTAGTAGCTAGTACCGTTAAAGGTACGTTGTTAAGGTAGTAGTTGGTGAGTAATAATCGATAACGTGCATCTGGTACACGTTTAATCGTATTAGCTATCTCTTGTTGCGTATCGATGTATTGTTTTTGGAGCCTTAACTCGTTAGCCTTGTACTCTCTAAGAGTTTCTTTTAACTGCTTATCGTCGAGTTTAGAGATATCTTGATTGTATAATCGTGTAAGAGAATTCGATCGTTTAATCTCGAGTGCTAGATCACGATATCTTTCCATGTATGATCTAGCTAAGGCCGTATTGTAGTATGGCTTCTGTTCACCGAATAATGGTTCCACTACATAATCTACGGAGCTATCAAGTAAGTCCTTTATTTGTTGTTTTTGCGCTGGAGTGTATTTCATGATTGGTACCTATTATTTAAAGAAAAACGAATAAAACGAATATATGGCCAGGATAGACGTTATAAGTACCCATGTATTTATAAAATTAACCAGTACATTAGATACGATCGTTACTTCTTTATCGTTACGAAGTACACCCTCTTCCTCGCCAGGAAGAGGTCTTCTTACTTTTAATGTTTCCATAGTGTTATCCTTTCAGTGTGTATCTCAAGATATCGAGTGCTTTTAGCTTTTCTTGTTTTACGCCCGTAACCGGGATGTTAAGTTGTTCAGCTATTTCTTCGTCCGTGTAGCCCTCGTAGAAGTCGCGCATAATAATTTGTTGTTGAACGTCGGTTAAAGAGCTTAAATCAAGTTTCGGAGATTCGACGCTATTAAAAGCCTCTATCACGGTCGGATCCTCGATTGTATTGATTAATTCTTCACCCTCATCGTTCAGCTTATTAAGTTCGACTAATTGAATGCCGTTTAAAATATCGATGATCTGTTGTTCATCGAGTCCTGTTAATTCGGCAATGTTAGTAGTAGTTGATTGTTGTCCGAGTCTACTTAGTAGTTCTTTGGCCTTATTAATTTGCTTAAGAATCTTCGGTGTACGGTCCGGAAGTCGTAACGTCTTATTCTTTTGCAAATACCGGATTAAATGGCCATTGATGGCTGGACGAACATAAGTCGAAAACTTAGCATCGTGATCTGGGTTGTATTTATTAAAAGCTATTAGCACTGCTACCATACCTTCTTGAATGAGATCTTCAATATCGTCTGATTCTCTGAAGGTTTTAGCAATACTTATAACTTGAGATACCTGGTTTAGTACGATCTTATCTTTGATCGATTTTTTAATTCTGGAGGAAGGAGTACTGAAATATTCATTGAATAATGCAGTCTCTTGTTCTTTAGTATAAGGAGGAGTTTTTGTATATAAGTTATATATATTAGGTTTCATTGTTGTTATGTTATATAGATTAAAAGTTAAATAATGAAATGTGTTTAAGGCGCCGATCGCGATCTGGGTAAACTAAAAGCACTGCATATGATTGGAAACAGTGCTTTAGTTAATTCAATATTTAGTTTTATCGCTGCTGCCTTTCGCAATATATATTACAAACGGGAGTTACATCCCGGGTTAATTTAATTATGAAGATTTAATGAAGTTTTACATTTCGATGGAGAATATATCAAATAATGCATCGTTTATCTTACCAGCTGGAGCCATATTAACATAAGTCGGATTAACCAAAAATACTTCTTTGGAAAGACTAGTAGGTTTAAGTCGGACCATAATATTTAGCTTAAGCATCTTATTTATAAAATCAGAAGATGCCCTCTTTTTCATGTTAAAACGACTATTTTCTAGAATGTCTTCAATTTCTTTCCGACATAGCGGATAATTTTCTCTAGCAGTCTTACGACATAACACATTATATTTATTTAAAAATGTACATAAATAAGTAAGACATGCAATATGGCGATAATTACCAATTAGTTCATTAAATTTAATTGCACTATTAAAAATATCTTTTGGGGAAAATTTACTTTTTATCATAATATTAGTCCTCGTCATGTGTTCCCATATTTAAAATACTAACGCCAGCTGTTACACGTTCATAATTATAAAAACTACCGTCTAAATATAAGCAGTTATAAATAATATCATCTTTGTATAAAGTTGCAGTAACTGCAAATTCTCTTTCATCGCCCGCATCATGTTGTCCATGTTCATAACCAGCAAATGAAGAAGTGATATAGAAATAATCTCTAAACTTATCACAGATAAGCATCTTTAAATCATATAATCGTTCATCGATACAAGCATCGCTATTCATAATATCTAAGAATAAGTAGCGATCACAGAATCGTTTTTCTAAATCATTAACATTTTTTTGAATATCTTTAGGGTATTTTTTAGTTGACATATTATTTTACCGTCCTTTTTAAACGTTTAATATCTTCTTGAGATCCATTTTGTTTATAGTAAGCTACAACATTGTTGAACCAGGATTCACTACCGAAGAGAGCCTTTGTTTGTTCACCAAATGTTAAGAATGTTTCTTTGGATAATTTAGTAGTTAATTTATTATTAACTAAAATAGGATTTACCATATACTTAGCATCTTTAGCAGTGCCATCTTGATATAAGATATTAGATTTTTTAGCCAAAGTGATATATGTAGTGGCAAGGTTTTTAGATAAATGGTATTCACTGTTAACTAATAATTCAGTCATGCCGGCAATACCGACTACATTAGATTTAGTGTCATTGTGAATAATATAGTTACTGCTGTCCATATTAGAAACTAAGCAGTCAGTTAAGTCTTCAAAGATTTTAGCTGTTTCTTTATCTTTAGGATTATCCTTTAAGTATAAGTTTCTGATAAGAGATTTTACTTTGTTACCTTCAACTGCAATCGTTTCTAACGGCTTACCTTCGTTATATAATTCAATGATATTATCATTTTCTTTAAGAGAAGCAAGTTTAGGATCGCTTTCAGATGGTGCTTCATTGAAAACGCTAGTCGCTGTTTTTTCAATTTCGACATTATATAGGTTAGCTAGATATTCCATAGCTAAGTTAAATTTATCGTCTTCGTTTTCGATGCCCATTAATTTAGCGATCATATCAAAGATATCTAGACCTTTATATTCTGTTCCGCAAACACAATTATCAAGCTTACAGAAATAACGTTCTTTTTTAGCATTAGATATAACGACTGCTAATTCATTTTCGTCTTGATGGAAAATACAGTTAAATCTTGTATTTAGTGGTAAACCAATAACTTCGGTGATACCTCTACGTTCAAATAATTCTTTGGCCTTGCCCCAGGATAAGCGTTTAGTTTCTTTAAACGCCCCTTCTATCTTAAACATTTCGCCATTCATAATCTTTTCAACGTTATATCGTGTAGTGTCAATCATGGATAAGCAATCAATGTTTTTATATTTGTTATAGTCTACACAAAAGATTTTTAAGCAAATGTCGTATTGATAAGGGCAAATGAATTTTTTAATATCTTCGCTAAAATACTCTAATAATTCAACATGTAAGTTAGTATAGCCTTGATTAAAAGCTATTGGATTCATAATATATACATATTCTGTTAACCGGTCGCATTTTTCACGAATAAGAAGATTTTCTTTTTTAGCAGTTGATAAGAAGTTTTCAACTGTTTTTTCAGAAATATCGAAGCCTTCCATTAAACGCTCTACGATATCTTCTTTTTGTAGCTTGTATTTTTTACTGCAATCCATAGCAACAAGTTTATTCTCTTCATTGAGAAATTGTGATAAGTACATCAAATATTCAGTGTACTTAGAATTATTCATTCTACGAGTTGCTAAACTCATTAAACCAAATTTCTTTAAAATGTCTTTTTTAGAGATTTTGATGTAATTGCAATCTGCTGTAAAAAATCTTTTGCGGTCAGCTATAAAGCGATCTCTTTGCTTAACTACTGCTGTTTTTGCCATTATTAAGGATGTCCTTTCTAGTAAATTTTCCTCCCAGTATGCGGGAGCTGGGATTTAATTTCTCCCAGTATGCGGGAGGAATTTTGAGAACCAATTTTCATTTTTCTATTATAAACAGGGACTTTTTTGAAAATTGGTATCTATAAAAAGTGGTATCTCTATATAGGAATAGGATAATAGGAAGAAAATATAATTTTACGAAACTATATCTATTGATCTAAATATAGTATATCACAATTAACCGTCGTCGACAAGTTTATAACGAATTAAATTTTAAAGATAACAAATACCGATTAAGATCGGATGCCTGGGTTATTCCGTCGACGAGGGTTATGTGGAGTAGAACTTGAGATAAGAGATGAGTGAGCGTTAGCGAACGATATCTCTTATTGAAAACGTTCTACGTAACATATATTACAAACGACACTTCCATCTTGGGTTAATCTAATCATGAAGTTTTCGTGAAGTTTTAAATTGAATGAAACTGACGAAGGGAGCGATAGCGACCGAGATAGTTTCATTAGGGGGAGCGCTAGCGACCTTTAGTAGAAAACGTTTTGAGTAGGATTAACGGAAGATGGTTTTCGCTGTTAAGATACGAAGCCCATAAGGTTTGTGTCTTCAGAATATATATTACATACTGAACAGCTTATTTAGCGTTGATAGGATAAATAATCTAATAAGATTTTTTAGAATGTGTTATTCATATCAAACGCTACCGGGTAAGATGGTGTTTAAAGGATATGTAACGTAATCAGCAATCGCTCCGGGAGCGCTTGGGATATTTCCAGCCCGGTAGCTCCCGTAAATACATATAAAACGTTCTCTCCTATGTTATTACGCACTCGATAGGAACATGTAGGAACTTATGGCAAGTATTTGGAACAGAAAACCTTATCATTGTGGCCTGTAAGAGTTTTTCGCGGGCTATGATGGTATCGTGTGTATGATGTTTTAGAATGTGAATCTCTCTAGGAGAGCTTCGGATATTTCCGGCCCGCGAGCAATAATTATTTAATATGGAGATTTTAGCTGGTAGGATTAAGGAAGTATTTTTAGTGTTAATAGCTTTAATTATTAAGTATGGATTTTTTTGCTTCGTAGGTTAGGTTAGATAATAAATGATTTAATGCTGGCGGCGGATTATTCTGTTCTATATCAAACGTTTACTGTAAGGATATGTTTGCTATTAAAGAACGAAATCCCGGGCCCTATACTTATATCATTTATCTAACAAACCTTATGGCGAAATTAAGCTTATTTTAATAACACAAGATGTTCCCGATCTTTAAGCTCTTGTATTCTATGCCACTCCCGGGTTTAGATAATAAATGCAATAGCATGCGCGGCTAATTTTAGCTTTTAATAAGATATCTTTCGCGGGCATCAAACAAGGTTTTCGCGGGCCAGGATATCCTAAACACGAATACATCCCTTAAGTGTTCGATGCTAAGAACGTATGTTCTATATTATTAATAGCATACTAAGAACAAAACCTTCATCATACTCGGCTAACGCCTCGGCCCCAGCGGAAAAATCATGATCTCGAAAACATCCTTAATCCTACAAACGATATTAAGCTGTCTTCGTTACAATAGATGGCGCATTAAATAGCAAATGTTATCTAAACTTCTTAACCAGGCTGCGCCTTTAAGTTTGAATACAGAATAAACATATCCTACTCTCCTACAATACTCATAAAACTTCGATATTTGACTTCTGAGAGCGTTTTGAGTCGATGCCATACAAACTTACCTAATACATCCTTACGAAGCATACAGAGCCTTTAAATGAATTATTGATACGAAGCTCCACTTAAGGGTTGCCTACCATGTACACCTCGGGCTGGAAACATCCCAAGCGCTCCTAGAGCGATTGAAAATATCCTACGTATCAAAAATATCTTAATTAGAAAACACCATATACCGGATTCCCCTAATGCATCCAAAACTTCGAAATTTAGCTTCTGAGGGCCGTTTGCTATGTCGCTAATATGATTAATCATCGAGTAATGCTTCTCACCGTACAGAGCTTATTTCTGAATTGTGCTCAGCTAAAGCTTCGGCCCGCGCTTATCGTATAGTACATGTTCTACAATACCCATAAAACTTCGAAATTTGAGCTGTGAGCGACGCAAGGATATTAACCTAATATAATTTATCCTAGGATTAATTCTTCATCATACAGAACGACACTGTATTATTATTCAGAAGAATCAGACTTAGCCGTCGCCCCAGATATTGCTTTTTAAGCATAAAAAAAATCCCCTACCCAGATATTTCCAGGTAGAGGATTATGATTAGCACTCACCGATCTCGACGATGATGCCTTGTTGTTTGAGATACGCAATATCGGGATCTTCATCCATAGCCGCTAATTGATTAACAGCATCTTCAACGATGGATTCGAGGAGTTTATTGGATTTTTTGAACCATTCGATTTGAGCAGCTTCATCCATAGCATTGAAATTAAAAGGATCTTTTTTAGTAGGAGTACATAAAGTCTTAGTAAGTTCCCAATGGCCATTATCTAAACGATTTCTTGCTGTATTATTGTTCATACCATAAGCATCGGTTAAATCGATTAATTTAACGTTTACACCACTGCATACTTCGACTTTACGGTTAGACTTCATATTACGTTGTTGAGTACTACGATCTGCCCAGCGACAGTTATCTGGTCCATATGGTTTAGTACCATCGATTCTATCGATAGTTAAGCCTTCTTGATAAGAGTCGTGCATGTCGTCATAGAAGTTTTCAAATACATCCCAGCGTTTATCATAACCGATTTTGCTATAAGTTTCATACTGTTGTTGGCTAGGATTATTGCAACGAGATTTCATTTGCTTCCAGATGCGATAGAATCTTGTACGAGTCATACCATGAGTTCTGTTTTTAGCATCGGCTTTCAAAACTCGATCAGTTTTCTTCTTGTAACCGTTAGCAGAAGTAAATTCCTGGCCGGTAAGTTCGAAGGTATTCTTGATGCTTACTTCGCCGGTAGCATTATCTTTAACTTCATATTGGTGACCGTTAGTATGATCGAACGCCACTTCTTTAATAACAGTGAAATCTTTAACTTTTTCTTGCAACATTTGAATTCTTTTCATGTTTAATGTCCTTTATTTAAAAAATTAACTAGCGCTTCCTTAACGGCGCTTTCATACTATATATAACCGTCTAAAGTTCCGTATCGGGTTAACGCTAGTTATATCATTTATGCATAATAAGAGTTTATTTTAACCATTTACGACTAACTTTAGTGATTAGAAACTCTTGAAAGGCTTCAATATTAACGCTTTTCTTCTTATGACTAAAAGAGATAACATTGTCCTTATACTCTGGATCGATTTCCATTTGATGTACTAATTCAGTAACCTTTGTTCTACCGATATCAAAGATTTTACCGAGATTAGTAACGCTAGCCCATTGAGCTACCATGTAAGTCCTTTCTAGGATGCCATAGTGTCCACTCTACAGCATCCGTTTTAAAAACAATTACAAATTTTATCTACATCTTAATCTTATATGAACATATATGAACAGTCAATACATGTCATTGACTTTAATTTAATTAAGACTTATACTATTATTAGGAGGATTATTACTATGCCAAAATTAATCAAATTAGAGAATTTAAGAAAACAAAACGGGTTAAGCCATCAAGCATTAGCTGATGCCGTACAAGACTACTTGCGAAAAAAATTGTTAGATAATGGTAAAGGTATCACGTCCCTCGATCTTAAAAAAGCCTCTTACAAGCGCACTACCTACACTATGCTCGAAAATGGTTACGTTAAAACCGTATCCGACGACGTGATTGAAGCACTAGCTTATGTACTAAATACGGATTTTGATACCGTTAAGGATGCCTGTACGTTAGTTATCGATAACCGTGAACGTGATGAGTTAATCGACGATATTAATATTATTTTGAGCCATATGACAGAGGAACAATTGACGGCCCTCTTAAATATGCTTTCTTTATTTAAACGCCAGTAAGGAGTATTATTATTTATGTTTATAGAAGAACGTATCTTAAAAGACGGTTCTATCTCCTATAAGTATGGTGAAAGTTATAAGGATCCTTTAACTGGTAAAGCTAGAAAGGTCTATCTTAATTCTTCTAAGAATACTAAAGCTGTACAAAAGGAAATGCAACGTCTCTTAACCGACAAAATTGAAGCTATTTTAATGAATAGTATCGACGTTAAAACGCTTACTGTTAAGACTCTTGTCGATGAATTCGTAGCTATCGACAAAGGCCTACGCAAGGTTACTACTCAACAGAATATCGAATATCATGCTAATACCTTATTAAAATGGATCGAAGGCGATATCCTAGTTGTTAATCTTAAAGCTATCTATATCCAAAGAATGTTAAATAAAGTTTTATTAGAGAAAAGCTTTAACTATGTTAAGCGTGTTTATTCCGTATTAAAACAAGCATTAAGGTACGGTAAGCGTATGGGCTACATTAAGGATATCTCTTATTTAGACGACGTTATCCTTAAGCGCCCTCCTCGTACTACCGAAGAAATGACTAAGGCTAGAGAGAAGTTCCTTACTAAGGATGAATTAAAGACTTTCTTAACGGCTCTCGATAAGAAGAATCAACGAGTAGCCCTCCTATTCGAATTCCAGGCGTTAACCGGATTGCGGATCGGTGAATTGAGAGCATTACGTGTAAAAGATTATAATGCTAAAAATGAATTTATCGACGTCAACGCGACGTTAACTGATAAGGGCCTACGTCTACCACCTAAGAACGAGTATTCGGCCCGGAGAGTGCAATTAAATAAACGTGCACGGCATATCTTATCGACATTTATCACTCTTAACCATAGTCGTAAGCAAATAATGCAGAATTACATGAACCCAGAGAGATATATCTTCGTTACGGACGGCGGCGTGCCTTATGATTCACATTATTTAAATAAATTGCTTAAATCAGTACCATTTAATAAGACTGTAACGACACATACATTCCGTCATACTCATATCTCGCTATTAGCCGAGAAACAAACACCGTTAAAAACGATTATGGCTCGTGTCGGTCATAACGAACCTAAGACTACTCTCTCCATCTATACACATGTAACAGATGCTATGAAGGAACAAGAAAAACAGATACTCGATTCGATCGATATTATGGCATAATTAGGCCGGCATTATTGCCGGTCTTTTTTTATTAAGTATCCTTTATTTAACTGCTTTTAAGGCATTTTTAAAAAAGTGTTCTGAGGGGAAAAAAAGGAGAAAAAAAGGAGAAATTTCAAGCGAATAAATACGTATTTAAGCGAACATATGCGAACACTAAAAAAAGCTAGAAGATTAGGTAACTACTGCGTTTGTACAGTAATCACGCCTCTTCTAGCTTTAGCTTTAATATTGGTGGAGATGAGGGGAGTCGAACCCCTGTCCAGAAGTGTTGCCATATAGACTTCTCCGAGCACAGTCTATGATTGAGTTCT